GCCGCCTTTTTCTGGAATCCAATCTGAAATAACTGTAAATTGCATTGATACCGTTACTCGATGTGGCGCTTGCATCATATCAGGATCATCTTCTATATTTATCTCCCATGTAGTATCGCTATCAGTTAAATTATATGTTAATGATGTTAATATTACTGGTTGTTGTACAAATAAATCTCCAATTGTCATACGCATCCATGGGCCAGCTAAACCTATAGTACCTGTATTATATGAAGGTGCTGTATATCCAGCAATTGCATTTAACTTACGATATATTGGTTTCATTTCATCTCGATCTGTCGCATATACCGTAAAATCTAAACTCAGATCTCTATTAAATGATGAATAGTGATAATTTGGATCTGCTCGGCCCACCATTTGAACTGGATTCCATCCAGCAGTAAATGAATCTTGTAAACTTGATATTGCTGCTCGAAAAACTATAACATCATCTTTGGTTGTAGTATCGCCGGCTATAATAGATGGACCTGTAAAAAAGAATTTAATAAAATCAGAAGTTAATCCTGGTTTTTGTATAAACTTACCCAATGCTTTATTTGCTTCGAATAATACTGGTTTCCATCGATATGCATTTTCTAAATTATTTTGTTGGAAATCAATAACATTAACTTTATCTCCGCGGAATGGTGTTAATAATTCATTTGGTCGTAAAGTAGGAATCCATTTTTTAGTTAAAGTATTCCATGTTGTACTAACATTACTACGAGCAGTGAAATCTAATCTAGGCGCCACAACGCTTCCATGGTCACCCCAGCCTTTTCCAGATTTTCCCATCGCACTCCGACCAAATACTATATATGGTCCTGTAGTTGCAGCTAATCCTGCGTATACCCCGGCACGAACAGAACCGCGCAATGAAGCAGCTAATCCATCAATTCGAAGTTTAGGAATTGTTCCTGTACCTACATATCCAGCAGCACCTCTAAAATCTAACATTGCAGTCGGCAATGTTCCGATAGACCAAAATGGAGCTGTACTATAATCAGAAATAGTATTACCAAACCTATAGTAATTGTCTGGCGCTGTACCTACTAATGCACTTGCAGCGTATGAAATAGTATTAATTGCTAATGCTTTTTTATCTATACGTTGTGCATTACCTATACTAATAATAGAACCAGAATTTATCATATTGTATTATTTCTTAATTATTATACGTTAATTTTTCCTATTCTGGCATCATGATTTCGTATTGCGGCAGCTACTTGTCCAGCATTAACGCCAACATCTATTCGTACTCCAGCAAATGCAGTTTGTATAGCTTGAACTAGTTTATTCATATCCATGCCACCACTTAATGATGCAGCTAATTTTTTATTTCCATCTACACTCGTACCAGCAATCATTGTAGAATCATTTACCTTCATGAATTTATCAGATGGATGAAATTTAATCAAACCATCATTCATAATAAGTGCATCTTCTTTTTGTATAATCGGCGATGCAGTATTACCTGAGGTCGTAATTTCTCCTTTACCGATGGCGGTACTTGGGACAAAACTTTGTAAAATACTACTTAATAAAGGAAAATTTTTTGTTATCGCATCACTTAATTCACCAACAAACTTAGTTAATGATGATACCCCTGGAACTAACTCAGCAATATTTTGTAATTGCGTTTTATCAGCCGTCATTAATTTGGTCATGGTTTGTGTTTTACCAATGACGTCCAATAACTCTTTATTTTGAGCTAATAATGTGGTATTACTTTGTTTAACTGATTCAGCAAATGCTTTGGAATCAAATTGAGTTTGTGCAGTGCCTTTCATTTTCAAAAAAATACCGTTATCTACAATATTTTGTAAATGTTGTTCCGTTTTATCAGCTGGCGTCTGCAGACTCTTTTGAGTATCATTTAATTGATTTAATAATTCTAAATTTTCTTTTGCTTTTGCTGCAGCTTTTTCATCAGTGCCAACAGCTTCTTTTTCCAATGCCAATTTAAATTGTTTCGCAGCATCAGGAGTTAATGACATTAATTGTTGTTCGGTGATATCTTTAGTATTCGCAGCTAATTTTTTACTTATGTCTAATCGCTGTTTTGCTACTACCAATTCCTGTATACTAGTTCCTAATGAATCTGCTAATGCTTGTTTAGCAAGAAAATTATTTCCAGTAATTATATCACCTTGTTCGTTAAGTACATCTGTCATAGCATCTGCCATGGCATTTGCATCATTCATTAGTTTAGCTTCTCTAAATCGATTAGTTAAACTACGCCCTTGGGCATCAACCAATCTTTTACCGGAAATTAATTGAAATTCAATTTCTTTTCCGACACTTTGTTCTATGTTTAATAATGAGCTACCAATTTTATCAAGTTGAGCAACAGACATACCAAATCTTCTAGATTTTAATACAGCTAATTCTAATTGCCCGTTAATTGCACTATATTGACTTCGTACATCGGCCGCCATACTAGATATGTCAGTTAGTATGGTATTATATCCGTCAACTTCTCCGGTTGCAGCTTGCCAATCTTTAGCTAATTGCGATGTTGCAGTTAATTGTTGTGCAATATTTTTTCCAGCTCCTTCAGTATATAATGTATATGACGCAGCTTGGTCAGCTGATAGTCCTTGAAAATCTTGTAAATGCTGTTGGGTTTTTAGTAAGATGTCAGCATATTCACCAGAAGCTGCAATATTTGCAGATTGTCCCGGTAATATACTATTTAATGTTATTCTGTATTTATCTAATGATGCTCTAGTAGTGTTTAATTTTTCTAAAAATAATCCGTATGTTTGTGTTTGTTTTTTAGATTCTTCGGTAGTTATTTTTAATGTTTTTGCTAGGTGTGCTTCTACTTGATCAAATAAAGTTACATTTTTTACTAACTTAACTAAATCACTATTATATGTCTCTTGTATATGAGATACAACTGACAATCCATGTTGTAAATCGCCAAAACCGGCCGATAGTAATTTAAGTTGTTCTTTGTAATTATTTATGGCATTCGTTGACTCTTGAAATGTTTTAGTTACATTTTCAATGGCTACTCTAGTTTTCTGTGAACTCTCATCTTCGGGAGTTTGTCCAGCATTTTGACCGATTCTGGGAAGATTGTGTAATCTACTAATTAAATCAATATGTTGGTCGTAATCATGCATTAAATTACCTTTTAGTATAAATATTAAAAACAGAAATTCTGTATTATTCTTTTGGAGCTAATTTATGATTTAATTTGCGAATCCAAAAATTTCGTATATGTATAGGCATATGATATACAGTTTCCCATGACCATCGACCTTCACCTGCCCATACTAGTTCGAATAATTGATCATGAAGTTGAACTGCGTCTTCGGCATTACGACCAAAAAAGTCCAGATTCAAAACGAAACCTAGTTGTGAAAGTGCCCCCCGATTCACTTTCAAAAGTCCATTCTTTTATAATTTCTGGAGTATTATTTGCTACATATTCTCTAAATTTCTTAGCATCAACTGCTCTTAATTCATAACGAATAAAATTTTGTATTTCGTGAAATTCTCGTTTACCGTTAACTTCTTTAATAATTAATTCCATCAATCCAGAAACTGAACTAGTTTCGTTAATTAATCCAACTTCTCCGGATGATAGATATTTAAATTTAATTTTAGTTGTTGCATTAACTGTATAGTTAAATTCTCCCAAATCATCTGGAACTAGATTGAACTTTGTTGTTTGTAATTTAGATAGATTGATTTCAGATTGTACAATTTTATTAGTTGTTGGATCAGTAACCATTACATTGTATTGCGATCCATACCCCAATATACGAGCATTAATAATTAATCCATCTTTATCACACGCAGCAATTTCATTAATATCAATATCATCGATGATTAATGCAGCTAATAATTTATCAAATACAATACCTTCTCGTACGTATGAAGCATTTGTTAAAATGTCCTCATCATAGGCCGTCATGTGTCGCATCTCTATGTATCCGTTGCGTAAAGGGCTTGTAGTTGGATATACTAATCCGTTACTAGTAAGATGAACTATCTCCCCGGGTATTTTTGCTACTTGTTTTTGTTCGTACTTTTGTTTTGCTAATTCAATTAGTTTCGAATCAGTAACTCGATCTGTCATTTGTGGCATATTATTCCTTTTTATAACTTTATTATAAATATTTATAACGTAGAAAATGGGAGTATTTCTACTCCCATTAACTATAATATTATTCTAAAAAATATATTGATTAGTAATTTAAGAATGCCCAATCATAGTTTAATGTTGCTTCAATTGTAACAACATCTTCAGCTGACCAATCCAATGTACCAAAGTTAACATCTTGTAAATAGCAACCTTTTAATTGCCATTCTTCAATAATTTCACCAATTCCTGATAATTGTTGTAATGTTATGTCTTTTTTATACTGTGATGAATAACCATCTCTACCAGTTGCAGATTCATGATGTAAACGAACCCATGACATCACTGATTGCGCTGCTGATGGAACTATTGCGTCATACATAGTTATTGAAATGGTATTCCAAGAAGATTTACCTTTAACTTTTCGTTTAACATTGATATGATCTAAAACAACTTCCCCATTAGTCATCGATGGTTTGGCAGATGCTTTAATTAAATATGCAGGTATATCTGTTATAGACATAACAAATTTATGTTGATATTTTGGTTCCCACGCATACGCTTTATTCCAAAAATTTTCATCTGTAGAATAATCAGTTATTTTTTTTGGGCCATCAATCGCAGTACTTAATACCTTATCCCCAGGGGTCAATGGGGCTAATTTACTTTTATAGTTTGGTTCATAGAATGCCATTTTAATTTCTCCTTAATAATATCTTTTATATAAATATAGTTAAAATAAAAAAAGGTAGAGAATCCCTACCTTTTTGTTATATTGGTTTTAAAATTTATTATTCTGGAAATGAAGCACCGGTTGGTTGGATATTAAAATCTAATAAAATAAATTCAGCCGTCCTAGTTGGTTGCAAAAATAATTGTCCGTATAATATATTTTGATCTATTAAATCCGGAGTATTATTTGATTCATCCATTATTACTCGGAATGCAAATAAACCTTGATTTGTTTTTACGCTATCTAAATATGGATTAACAATATTTTCAAACGCCTTTCTGGTTTGAATTGAGTTTTGTTCAAATACTAAAAATCTAGTAGCAGATGCAATATATTTTTTAACTGCTATAAGAAGTCTTCTAACATTTACTCTATCTAAAGCAGATGGTCTTGCTTGAAGCGTTTTTTGTCCCCATACTACAATTCCATTATTTGGAAATGTCGCAATTGGATTAACACGGGCACTATATAAAGTATCGCGATAATCTTGATTTAATACTTGATACGTTTCCAATACACTAGATAATACGCCTCTATTTAAACCAGCTGGCGCATACCAAGGAGCAGATACTTTATCATTGAATGCCAATACACCCGGGATAACTACAGATGGTGGAACATCGACTCTGACATTTTTTACTGGATTGATAATTTTTACCCATGGCCAATAACAAGCAGTATAGTTAGAATCTAATGATTGTACTTGTGATGTTACAGTTGATACTGAGTCAGCAATTGCATTCGAATCCATTACATAAAATGTATCTTGACGATTTTCTACTAAATTTCTAGCAGCCAATGTTACGGAACCATGTAATGAATCAATTATACCTGGGGTTATTAATAAATTAATATCATAATAATCGGTATTTGATAATAATGCAAATGCTTTGTTATAAGAAACTGTTCCGGTTGCTGTTGCTGAACTACAATCAAATCCAAATGTATTTGTAGAAGTAATATTAACTCCTGCATTTTTTGGAAGATTTGGACGAGCTCCATCAAATCCGCCTTGCATAGGAACAATAAATTTTCTAGTATTTAAAGAAACATCGGCTTTAAATGTTCCGGCTACTAAGGCTGATTGCAATGAACCGCTATATGGAGCCGATGTGCTTGGATATCCTGCAGCAGCTGATTGACTCATATCACCTAAATAGAAATCAACGTTGCTACCAGTGCTAGATGCAGATGATGGCGTTGGAGCTAAATAGTTTAGATTATTACTATTAGTAAAATCAAATCCGTGGTAGTTAAGTCGATTGAATTGTGTATTAACAACTTGTGATGTAACATATGATGCTGCGGTTATATTAACACTACCAGATGGCGTTGCAACAGGTGATACTAGTGCACGGAATCCAAATGGTAATAATGTTTTATTAATGCCACCGTTTGCTACAGAATCAGAAACTGCTACTCGTATAAATTTAGATTGATTTGGATAATTTCCATTAACAATTAAATCTCCAGCCGAAGTTACTGTTTGATATCGATCACCAATAACTGCAGCAATATATCTTGAAGAATTTGGGTTTAAATTTACATTTGCATATGTTTCTACAATTTCAGGTAATCTGTCAGTATCAGTAGATGAATATGGTGTATTTTTAATTACTGCAGAATCAATTTTTGTATTAACTCTTCTTACGTCCACAGTAAATGTAGGCCAACCATCTGGATCGGTTACTTCAGTGGATGATAAAATATCACGAATTGCAATTTTAACTTCTTGATTAACTGATGTACCATGCGATAATGTTGAAAATTTAAATAAATCAGTTACATTACTTCCAACTTTTTGTGATGTAATCCATGGTGTTTCTGCTACTGAAAATGAATTTTCAAATTTGTAATTTGCAAACTTAACCAATTTAACTGTTACTGCACCTAAATTATTGAATAATGATGCGGCTGTTTTATTTTCATATTGAACATATACTGGATATGTTGTTGATTTAGGATTAGAATCAAAAACTTTACAAATATAGTTATTTGCTGAACTATCAATTGATGCTGATATACTTGCTCCGGCAGTTGTGTATGCAGTGAATGTTCCTGTGCTATAAGTAGATGAGTATGATCCTGAAATTTTAATTTCAAAACTTCCAGATGTTCCAGAATTTATTATAGAATCAGTAAATACGTTTCCGGCCTGAGCTGCGGTAGTACCTAATATCTGATTAGTTGGATGTAGTATATGAGTTATCGCTTCTACTGACCCAGATGTTGCAACTACTGCTAATATTCCATTTTGGTAGTTATATCCAGATTCATATAATAAACGAGTAACAGTGATGCCAGGACCACCATTTTTTAAATATTCATTTACAACGTATGGTACGTATGTATCATCATTTATAGGACCAAATATTTTTTCAAAGTCCCCATATGATGTTATCATGGTCGGAACTAACGCAGGGCCTTTAACTGTAGGTCCAACTACCGAAGCTCCGATTTGGCTTATCGCTCCTGGTAAAAACGATTGATCGATCTCTTTCGTATACACACCAGGTGATACTATTCTTTCTGCCATTTAATTTCTCCTTTTATTTATTTGTTTGTTATTTTAATATAAATATAACCGTAAATTTTCAAAACTAGTTTAGTTGTGTAATTTAAGATTG